AGGTGGAGGACACGCCCGGGTTTTTTCTAGCCATAGGATTTTTTTTAGGCCGGTTGCATACGGCAGTTAACAAAAGTTAACACCGGTTGAGCAATGTTGGGCAATGTTGGCTATAGTTAACTATAGCGTGCCATAACGTGCCAATGCGGGCGTTTGCATTTTTTGCCCGCATGCCGTATATTTTTTTGCAATAGCGGTGCGCCACTGGCGCCACTAACGGACTGTTTAATAACAAAGGGTTTTTATATGGCGGAACGACAGGTAACACGCGACCAGCAGCTCATAGGCGCTAACGAGCTGGCTAAGCGATTGAACATATCACTGCGCCGCATATACCAGCTGGCGGACGAGGGAATCGTTCAGCGCGCCGACAGGGGTAAATACTACCTGTGGGCGTCTGTGACAGGGTATATTCGTTTTTTGCAGGAGAGCAGTTACAGCCGGGCAGTGTCGGCAGGTGCCACCGTGCCAGCCGAGGCGCAGGGCGGCAGCGAGGATGCCAAGGCGGATTATGACGCTGAAAAAGCGCGTCTCACGCGGGCCAAGCGCATCAGCGCAGAGCTAGACCTCGCCGTAAAAAGCGGGCAGCTCCATAGGGCCGCCGAGGTGGAGGGCGTTATGACGGACATGCTCGCCACGTTCCGCACCCGCGTGCTGGCCCTTCCCGCCCGTGTAGCGCCGTTGGTGCTGGGCAAGGAAGAGCTTGCCGAGGTAAAGGGCACTATGCAGAAATACGTCAAGGAAGTATTGGAAGAACTGTCAGACTACGAGCCTAAGAAATTCGCGCCCAAAGGCGCACAAAGTGTGCTTGATGAGGACGACGAGTAACCATGCGCCGCAAGAAAAAAATGACAATAGACCTAAGCGGGTTGGAGCTTGGCGACACCGCCGGGCTTTTCCGCCGCGTTTCTGCCGTGCTGGCCCCGCCGCCGGAACTGACCGTGTCGCAGTGGGCGGACAGGTACCGTAAATTAACCAGCGTTGCCAGTGCCGAGCCGGGGCAGTGGAATACGGACCGCGCGCCGTACCAGCGCGAAATTATGGACGCCGTAAACGACCCGCGCGTTACTGAAATTGTGGCTATGACAAGCGCGCAGATAGGCAAGTCCGAGATACTCCTCAACATCATAGGCTATTACATAGACTATGACCCCGCGCCCATACTGGCACTGCAACCCACTATTGAGATGGGCGAGGCTTTTTCCAAGGACCGTATTGCGCCGATGCTGGAGGCAAGCCCTGCATTGCGTGGAAAGGTTAAGGACCCGCGCAGCCGTGACAGCGGAAACACATTGCGACACAAGGCCCTAGATATTAACACCCCAATAGCAACGCTAGACGGGTGGAAAACAATGGGGACAATAAAGTGTGGAGACACTGTTTTTGACAACAACGGCAAGCCGTGTCTTGTGACGTACGTTACGCCCATTGTTGAAGGACGCCCGTGTTATCGCATTACATTCAGTGACGGCGCAGAAATTGTTGCTGACGAAGAGCATCCATGGGTTATAGAACGACACAAACTTTTACGGGTGGATGGGAAGAAAAAGCAGGTTCGGGTAACAGAGACAGTTACAACAAAGGACCTACTAGAAAACACAAAAAGAAGATGGCAGAGAGCCTTTGCTGTAAGAATGCAAGGCCCTATTGACTTGCCAGATAGGGAACTACCAATTCCGCCATATGTTCTTGGCGCATGGCTTGGTGACGGAATGTCTCATGCACCTAGAATTGTTGCCGGACCACAAGACTACGAAATGCAAGACATATTGTCTAAATACCTTGGCGAAGTAGACGCCAAGTTTGTTGGAAACAGGCTTTGGCATTTTAACCTTGACCCCGAAAAGGGAAAAGAGAAATGCTGTAAATATGGTCACGTTAAATCAAAATACGGGCAAAACAAGGAGGGCAAGTGTAAAGAGTGCGGTAGGCAAAAAAGGCGTTTTATAAAAACAGGCGTTGCTGGCGATAAAGCGAGGCCGAACAATATTAGGTCTTGGATGTTGTTTTTCGGACTGCTTACTCCTGCCGGCGCAGGGTATACAAACAAACACATCCCAGAGAGGTATTTGCGCTCTTCAGCTAGACAGAGGCTTGACCTATTGCGCGGCCTAATGGACACAGATGGGTGCATAAGGGCTAGCGGTAAGTGCACATTCGTCACCACGGCGCAACGCCTTGCAGGTGGTGTTGAGGAGCTTCTTAACTCACTTGGCATTCTTTTCACTGTAAAAAAAGAGACACGAGAGTTAAAAGTCAAGGGCAAGATTGTTGAGTGTAAAGACGCATATGTTTTTACTTTTACAGCACCGCCACATCTTGATGTTTTTAAGCTTACACGCAAGGCCAACAGACAGAAGGATTGCAAGACATGGGCAAATCGGAATTATTGCAGGCTTGTAAGGTCTGTTGTTCCTGTAGAGTCTAGGCCCGTGCGGTGCATTTCAGTTGACAGCGAAGGCCGCATGTACCTTGCCGGAAAGGGTATGGTACCAACCCACAATACCTTTCCGGGCGGGCACCTCACTATTGCGGGCGCAAACAGCCCGGCATCGCTGGCGTCGCGGCCCGTGCGCGTTGTGCTGTGCGACGAGGTTGATAGATACCCGGCCAGCGCGGGCACCGAGGGCGACCCCGTGAACCTCGCGAAAAAGCGCACAACATCGTTTTGGAACCGCAAATCTGTATTGACCAGCACGCCGACAATCAGGGGCATGTCGCGCATTGAGGCGGCATACGAGGCGAGCAGCCGAGGTCGTTGGCATGTGCCGTGCCCCGATTGCGGACATATGCAGTTTTACAGGTGGGGGCAGTTGGATTTTGATACGGGCATGTATGCCTGTGAGGCGTGCGGCACGCTGAACCGCGAAACGGCGTGGAAGGCTGGCGCTGGGCAATGGGTGCACGAGGACCCAGACAATCCGGTGCGCGGCTTCCACCTGAACGAAATGGCAAGCCCGTGGCGGCGTTGGTCTGAAATGATTGCCGATTTCCGCGAGGCGAAGCGCAAGGCGTCGGCTGGCAACCCCGAATTGCTCAAAACGTGGGTTAACACTGCGCTGGGCGAGACGTGGGAGGAAGACGGCGACAGTATAGAAATTGACGACCTTGAAAAACGGCGCGAGTACTACAACGCCGAACTGCCCGAGGGCGTGCTTGTCCTCAGTGCAGGCGTTGACGTGCAGGACGACCGCATCGAACTAGAGGTTGTCGGCTGGGGCGCCGAGAAGGAAAGCTGGGGCATAGACTATAAGGTGCTTTACGGCGACCCCGCGCAAGATTCGCTGTGGCTGCAGCTTGACGGCCACCTGCAAAGGGTGTACCAGTTTGACGATGGGCGCGCGTTGTCAATAGGTTGCACCTGTATTGACAGTGGTGGCCACTATACTGACGAGGTTTACAAATTTTGCAAGCCGCGCGAGCACCGGCGGGTATTTGCCGTAAAAGGCAAGGGCGGTGCTGGCGTGCCGGTCGTAGGCAAGGCATCGCGCGCGAACCGGCGCAAGGTGGCGCTGTTTCCCGTTGGTGACGACATGGGTAAAGAGTTGGTTTTCAGCCGCCTGCGCGTGCCGCACGAAGGGCCGGGCTACTGCCATTTCCCGCGCGATGCTGGCCGTGGCTATGACGCTGCGTATTTCAAGGGCCTCGTGTCGGAAAAGCGCGTACTGAAATACGTCAAGGGAAGGCCGAAAATCGAATGGGTGAAAACGACAAGCGGCGCACGGAACGAGCCGCTCGACTGCAGGAAGTATGCCACAGCTGCACTTGAGATACTAAACCCGCCGCTTGCGGCAATTGCGAAGCGCAGTGGCGGCGGCGATATACACGCACAGCAGCCTAGGCAGGCACCGGCCAGCGCGACGCGCCCGGCCCGTAAACGGCGTGTCTTGGGCGGCGGCGTGCGTGTATAGAAAAGGCTTGCATTTTACCTTGTAACTTGTTAGGTGGTTGCGTATGGCAGGAATCACATTAGAACAGGCGCGGAAGGCTTTGCAGGCTTGGCTCGAAGCGGAGCTTGCAATTAGCACGGGGCAGTCATACAAAATCGGCAGCCGCGCGTTAACCCGCGCCGACCTCGCCGAGGTTGCGAAGCGCATCAAATCCTGGGAACGCGTCGTCGTGCAGTTGGAAAACGGCGGCAAGCGCGGCCCGCGCGTGATGCGTTTTGTACCGAGGGATTTGTAAAATGGGATTGCTGAAATACATAGCCCCGCAGTGGGCGCTCAACCGCGAGGTTGCCCGCCGCCGTTTGGGTATGGTGCAGGGTAGCGGATACGGCAATCATGGCGCATCCGGCAAAAAGAAGTCGCTCGTCGGCTGGCTTGCAAAATCGTTGTCGCCCGATGATGATATTGTGAAAAACGCCGACGCGTTGCGCGAGCGCAGCCGTGACCTGTATATGGGCGCACCGCTCGCAACAGGCGCGCTCAAAACCATAAAAACCAATGTTGTGGGCGCGGGGCTGCGGCTGAACGCGCAACCTGATGTTGACATTTTGGGCCTCACTCCGGAACAGGCGCACGAATGGGAGCGCCGCGTTGAGGCCGAGTGGTCACTGTGGGCGGACACAACCATGTGTGATGCCGCACGTCTGTGCACGTTTGGGCAGCTGCAGGGGCTGGCGCTGTTGTCGCAGCTCATGTCCGGCGACGCGTTCGCCGTGTTGCCGGTTGTACCCCGTGGCGGCCAGTTGTACGATACGCGTGTTTACCTGATTGAGGCCGACCGCGTGTGTAACCCCGACGTTGTTGACCCGCGCCGGGACATTCTGGGCGGCGTTGAGGTTGACCGTTACGGCGCGCCTGTTGCGTACTACATTGCTAAACATCACCCATACTCGCAATCGGTTATTGTTGGTGCCATGCAGGAGTGGCGGCGGGTGCCCGCATACGGCAGGCAAACAGGTCGGCGCAACGTGCTGCACCTCGTCGACCTCGAGCGCCCGGGACAGCGGCGCGGTGTGCCCGTGCTGGCTCCCGTTATTGAGAGCCTGAAACAGATTACCCGCTACACCGAGGCCGAGCTGATGGCCGCTGTTGTGTCTGGCATGTATACGATTTTTATCAAATCTGACGCGCCTGAGAACATGCTGGGCGAGGTTTTGCCCGAGGCCGAACAGGTTGACGCCGACGACGAAACCAGTATTGAGTTAGGCAATGGCGCGGTTGTCGGGCTGGGAGAGGGCGAATCTATACAGGAGGCAAACCCCGGCAGACCTAACAGTGGTTTTGACCCGTTTGTTGTTTCCATATGCCGCCAGATAGGGGCGGCGCTCGAGATACCGTACGAGCTATTGATACGGCATTTCAGCGCGTCATACAGTGCCAGCCGCGCGGCACTGCTGGAGGCGTGGAAAATGTTCCGTGTCCGCCGCGAGGCACTGTCAATGGGGTTTTGTCAGCCAGTCTACGAGGAGTGGCTCGCCGAGGCCGTGGCCAAGGGGCGCATAAGCGCGCCGGGTTTTTTCGGCGGCGACCCGCTTATACGCGCGGCATGGTGCAAAGCCGAATGGCACGGGCCTGCACAGGGACAACTTGACCCCGTGAAGGAGGCAACGGCGGCTAAAATTCGCGTTGACGAGGAATTTTCGACCCGCACCCGCGAGGCCGTCGAGTTGACCGGCGGCGACTGGCAGCGGATACACCGTCGGCGCACCGAAGAGGAAAAGATGCGGCGCGCCGACGGAACCAGTAAGGAGGTGGCACAGGATGCCCAGCAGCAAACAGGTGAATAAGCGCGACCCCCGCTTTTGGGGCATGGAAAACGACGGCAAGGAACTTGAGCTATTCCTGTATGGCGTAATCGGCGATGACCAGTGGTCCGACGTTGACGCGAAGTCGTTTGCCGAAGACCTCGCCGCGCAAGGTGATGTGCAGGCAATCAAGGTGCGCATAAACAGCCCCGGCGGCAGTGTGTTTGCAGGTGCGGCCATATATAACAGCCTGCGCAACCACAAGGCGCGTGTCACCGTATACATTGACGGCATTGCCGCCAGCTCGGCTTCTGTCGTGGCAATGGCGGGCGATGAAATTGTGATGCCGCCCAACGCCATGATGATGATACATAACCCATGGTCGGTAGCCGTTGGCGAATCGAGCGATATGCGCAAAGCTGCGGATGTGCTTGATAAGGTGC